CAACCATCGCTTTGAGGATCGTATGATCCGGATGCGCTGTCCAAGCATCACGTAGCCGTAACGCTTCAGCCTCAGCCTTTTGATCAACCCCGTAAGCATTGGCAATGTAACCAAGTGCCAGGTCATGGTTTTCTTCGTCCCTAATGTTTGACTCCAGAAGTTCCCTCGATAGGTACGGTACGTCGGTATCCAATCCATCACGGATAAAATCTCCCACAGGCAGTTCCATGTGTCGTAAGGCAAGGGCACGTAGCAATGTTTCGTGTGCTCCTCCCTTGCATGTACCAGCAGTTGTTTGTACTGGTGTCCATTTCCTCTTTCGAGTCAGTAGTTTTTGATAAGGGTTCATTCTCATTCTTGACAATCACATTGTGGTTCATCTTTAAGTAGGTCTTCCAAATAACTGTCTACATCAGCTTCATCTAGTGCAGCATATGCACTTGACTTGTCTTGGGTATCGCCCATGACTTGCAGACTGTAGTAAAGACTTGTTTGCGGGGACCGTAGCCACTCTTCGACGAACTCATTGTCGTAGGTCACAACATCACTCCAAGAGTTAAAGCTGTATCCATGAAGAAGCCCTGTGTTGTCAAACATCACCATCAGATTGTCAGCTACACGCTTGTACGCATCCCAGCCAACTTCTGAAGCAATCTCAACATCACCATATTCATATGTTTGAACACCGAACGTACCGCTATCACGGTCTACCGTCCGGCTAATGGGTGGAGCAATCTCTGGTGTACATGTATAGCCATCAAGGTCTTTAGACCTGTAGCTGCAGCTTGCGGTAGGGGCGATTGCAAAAGCCCTATCCATTTTGTTTACTCTGGCAATGTTTGCCGCTGCATTGATGCCAAGTTTGAATTGAACAGCTAGTTCATAAGCAGCTGTTCGGATAACCTTTCCAGTATTAACTGCCTCTAGTGCTTCTCCAAATTGGTTGTACGTTATGCCGTACCGCCGTAGGAGATTTGCGAGTCCGAGTACTCCCAATCCGACCTGTCGGTCTGTCTCAGATGGGAGGTATTCCCCTGAATCACCAACGCCAGTTCGACCATGGAGTTCGCACAGCTGGGACATCCCTTCAATAAAAGCTCGCGGCACGTCGTCAAATTCACAGGCACCGAGAGAGACATGCTGTAGCAAGCAGGTTCCTCTACTGGGCAGATACACTTCAAGACAAACGTTCCCTCTGATGCGTTTTCCATTCTTGTCATACTTAACTTTGTTTAGCCAGATGTCACCTGATTTAATTCCGTGCAGGAGTTCTTCCTTAAACGTACACCCCTCCCACCATTCGGGGGTGATGTTGATGCATCGTTTGACCCAAGGTAGTTCGGCTCTAGGAGTAGTAATAAACTCAAGAGCATCAGGGTGGGATAAATCAATATGACAAACAATCGCGCCGTTTTTATAAACACCACCGCGCCTGAGTATTTCATTTAAGGTCGAGTAGATTTTTGCGAAAGATACTGGACCTGATGCAACAAGTCCCTTTCCATTTTCTGCTCCTTTGGGTCGCAGTTTCGACAGGTGGATCGCGCAGCCTGCTCCATATCGCAGAGCATGGCTAGCAAACTTCCAGCTTGCTTCGATTCCATTTGGTCCTTCCATTTCGTCTTCAACGACGAACACAGTGCATGAAACTGGAAGCCGTGACTCTGGATTGTCGAGCCACGATTGAACACGTCCAGTACGTGAGATTAGCGAGGTGGTCATTTATTAAATAAGATCAGTAAGTGTTGGTTCTTTGTAGTTTGGTCCTTTCAGAACCTTGCCATCAGCTCTGTAGATAGGCTTACCGTCTTCTCCAAGCTTTGACATATTTGATTCGTGGATACGATGCATTGCTTCATCGAGATCCCATTCTTGGCTGGCTGCCATTTGATAACAGACATACACCAAATCAGCTAGTTCTTTTAGCTGTTCTGTTTCTTCTTTGAAGTGGTATGCCTCATGGAACTCACTCCATTCTTCATCGATCAATGCTTTTTGTACTGATCTCTGATGGATCCCTGTCGTCAGAGAGTAAGCTGCTCGGAATTGCTCCGCTTGATCCATTAGGGATCTGTGAATGTAGGAGTTCATTTTCAAGATAGTGGATAGCCTTTTTAAGGTCGTTAGCCTTTGTGTTATTACTTTTGAAACCGGCTCTGCAAATATATTTAATAGCACAGCCAAGGTGATAGTTTAGTTCCCAGTCTCTGATTGCATCCCAGCATTCGATTGATCCTCGGGTGTAATAGTCGGGTGAATAATGGGCCATTGTTGTACTAGATTACTAACGGTGTTTGATAGGACATAGTTTTGTCGCTGCAGTGCCATGAAGACAGTAATCAAATCTTCTCTTTCTGCTTTAGGTAGAAGATCATCCAACCTTCGCATCTTGAACTCCTGCTCCATCGTTAACTTTGTAACCGGGGGAGGGGGTCCAAGGTATGACTCGTTTGTCTGTTGCGTCATAGTCATCGCATGTAAGTATTCGTGCCAGGCGTGCGTTCATCAAAGCAACCTCTTCGCCTAGCTCTTTCTTTGCAAAGGCTTTAACAACTGTTTCCCAGCTGTATCCATCCTCTTCAAATAATGCAACAGCACGTTTGATTCCAATGCCTGGCACTCCGCTGTAACCATCAGTTTGGTCTCCAGCTAGTGTTTGTATAAGGTGCCATTTCGCACCCTCTTCTGGTGTGATGTGAAGTGTCTCTTCCATGGTGAAAACATGGCCAGGGATTTGACGCATGTCTTTGTCTGGACTGACAATAATGTTGCCAGGATGTTCGGTTGCGTAGATACCCATAGCATCATCAGCTTCTAATTCAGGAAGTCGAATAACCTCATACTGTTTGGTCAACTCAGATATAACGCGCCTGTATCCACAGGGCTTCTTACGATTTCGATGACCCTTGTAATCTGGGTAAATTTTTTTCCTGAAATTCTTAGAGTCACTAAAGAACAAGATAGGTTCGGGTATATCCCAAATGAAAGCTTGTTTGATCTTTGACAACTCTCTAATTACGTGCCCATAAGCCTCACTGAACTTACTGACTACTGTGATTACATCATCACCCCAATCAATTTCATCCTCAGCTCCGGCACACGCTTTATAAACAATATAGTCAGCGTCAACCAGTAGTTTCATCAATGCACCTCCGACCAGTCTTTCCCTTGCTTCGCCTCAGCTGCGATTGGCACTCTGAGGTTGTAGTACTCTCCAGCTTCTGCAGCTGCAAGTACCAGGGATGCTGATAAGTCGTCTGCGTGGTCTGGGTGGCATTCAAATTGTAATTCGTCATGTATAAATGCGAGCTGTGATGCACACAGCTTCAGTTGTTTAATATGATTGTGAACGATAACCATTTGCCGTTTTGCTACGATACCAGCCGATGACTGGAGCAAATAGTTCAATGCTTTGTGTGGACTATCTACTTTGATGTGTCGTCCATCTATAGCCTTAATATAGCCCTCCTTACTCTTCTCTTTGATTGCCTCCAGAAGTTCCGCAAGTCCATCAATAGCAGAAACGAAAGCTTCTCTAATTTCCTTACCCTTCTTTTTAGCCTGTCCACTTGTTAGAAGGGGGTCATAGGAATATCCAATTTTTTCGTTGCCTGCCCCATAGATGAAGGCATAGCTGATGGTTTTAATAGCCCGTCTACTGACTCCAACCTTGTCTGCATTGACTTGATGAATGTCACCGTTGAGTAGAGTTTCGGTAAAAGAATTGCTCCAGCGGCCAAGATAGTGGCCGAGCATACGAAGCTCGATACCGCTAAGGTCGGCACCAACCATGATTTGACCTGGCGTAGCTTGGAATAGCTTTCTGAATTCTGGGTCACTTTTTGTCTGTCCTAAATTCGGTTTACGGTGTGCACATCGATGTGTGTTAGTAGCAACTGAACAGTGGTGATGTATCCGACTAGCACTCGTACATAGCCTGAGCCATGCGTTGGTGCCTTCGGAGATCATCCCCAAGCTCTTCGTAATATCGAGACATTTCAGAAACTCCAAAGCAATCGACGGTCCACCTGATGCAGCCGTCTCCTTCAGAACAATCTCGTCGATAATCGGCTTCCCAGTAGCTGTCAGCTGTGTCGGCTTCCAGCCATGAAATGTTTGCAGGATCCATGAAATATGATCTCGTGATGTTGGATTAGTTTCTTTTAGTCTGGTAAATACGGAGCCTTCGACATACCCAGATGTTTTGTTATTTCGTTTAGGAGTAAAGTCTGATCCTGCAACGAAAGGGTGCCTGTTGCGTAATAGTTCAACAGTTTCTTCAAGCTCTTTTCTGAGAGTAGATGCAAGTTTCCATGCAGCACGTTGGTCAAAGTACCATCCATGTAGTTCTTGTTCAGTTAATATTTGAGCTACTTCGTGCTCAAGCCGTACCCACTCAGGTATTTGTGGAAGTGGTCGCATAATTTGGTGGTTACTTTTACGTCTTGACAGCAATACGTTTCCATTTCTGGAGACCATTCTTGCCAGTCTGTTGTCTTACCGAACTCACCTTTGTATTCACCTAGCCGATACCCATAAGCTTCTAAGCTATGCCTGCCGTACATTTGTAGCGGCATGTTCGCAATGCTCCTCTTCTTATCGATATCCAAGATGTCTGTGTGATACAGACGTGACAAGAGCAATGTATCTAAAACTAGAGCTTCAGGATTAAACCAAGGATACAGCTTCTTGATTACTGGAATGTCGTATCCAATCACATTGTGCCCGACAATTACATCAGCATCTTCTAGACGTTGTACACCCCGAACAATCGGCTCTTCATTGCCTTGATCGTTGTACACAATGGTCTTGTCAGTATCGCTGTCATAAATAACAAGGCAATGGATCTTGGTAAGATCATTTAGCAGTCCGTCCGTCTCCAGATCGAATACCAGCATTTTTCCAGATGTATGTTTTATCTACAAACTGTGCTCGTTTAACTGCCTCAGCTGTAGGTGGGTTAGGTTTAGAAATCAGTTGTTGCGTCGAACTCTTTTTCGATTGCTGTTTCATTAAATTTACAAGTATTTAGATCGTATTTCAGTTGGCAAGCCTCACCAACCTCGCCTGAATAGCGGTTTTTAAGGACTCGCACAGTCGTAGCATTTCGTTCAGATCCGCTCTGTTGGTCCCGTTCAAGTGCAATAACTGCGTCGCTAAGCTGACCGATGCTTCTAGAGCCTCGAAGGCTTCTGAGTTGTACCCTGCCCCCTTCTTCATGTGATTGTCCATTAGGCGGTGTTGTTGTGTGACATACGAGAAATAAAGCAATACCAGTTCTCTCTACAAGAGACCTAAGTTTTGTCATTGTTGTGTCGATCATTCGACGTTCATCACCATCTAGACCACTCAATAGAATTGATAAGTGATCTAGGAAGACAACTTTGGTTTCAAGACCAGCTGCCATGTATTCAATACGATTGTAGATATGGTCAGGGTCATAACTTCCAAAACCATCAAACAGGTGTAGATTCCAATTTGATATTGTCTTTTCAAAGATCTCCGTTAGCTCGCTTCGTTGTTGCTCTCCGATGTGTAGAGACTTTCCTGCGGCGATGGACATGAGTCCGAGAGATGTACGACGCATGGATTCTTCAAGTGCCAAGTAACCGACCCGCTCTCCTTTATCAAGAAGGTGAGCTGCGATTGCACGACACACGGAGCTCTTTCCGATTCCAGACCCTGCAGTAATTGTAACAAGCTCGCCATACCTAATCCCGTGTAGCTTTGCTTGTAATCCTTGAAATGGGTAGTCATGATCAGCAGGTGGTGATGGTGTTGTAATTAAGTCAAGTAGTGTTTTGGCATCGACAATGCCATCCGGTTGGAATTGTGAATGATCAAAATTACAAACCGCTCTGATTGCATCAGTATCATTGGCTTGTAATGCGTCTGAGGCATCCTTGTAATCCTCTAGAAAGCCGATGAAAGCCTTCCCAGGTGGTAATACCCCAGCCGCTTCTTTTGCAGCCTTCTGGCCCGCTTCATCATTATCGAAAAATATAACTACTTTGTCGTAGTAGTTAACCCATTCGTAGTTATTTTGAATGGCTTTCTTTGCTGCTGCTGCTCCATTCGGTATAGAAACCACAGCCCAATTAGGTTGTGCTTCCCACACTGCCATGGCGTCCATCTCCCCTTCGGTGATGACTAGCCTCTGATCTTTCTCCGTTGTTTTATGGCGAAAGTTCTGCATTCCAAACAGAGACTTTACTTCACCTTCACATCGAAAGTCTTTTTCTTTTGTCCTTACCTTTGCTCCGACAACCTTTCCAGTACTGTCGAAATAATAGTGGCGTAAGACCTCTCCATCTCTGTAGGTTTTGAAGTGTTCACAGGTTCGTTCAGAGATTCCTCTTGATTGCAGCCGTCTGGCTGATCCTTGTAGTTGAACATTAGACACGTGATGATTGTGAGTGGATACATTGCCATCAGTTCTTGTATGGCATCTAAAACAAAAGGTGTGGCCATCTGAATACAAGCTGTTTGCATCTGATGAGCCACACGCTGGACATGGAATATGTTCTACGAACTCATTCTCTACATGAACCATTCGATTGGTATGTTGGTGAATGATGTCCAAGGTATATTCAACTTATCGCAGTATTTAGCATAAGTTGTCTTGGACTTCTTTGAGATAGTGTTATATGGAGCTTGGAATACCATGCGTATATCAAGCTCAGGGTTTTGTTCTTTGACTGCTTTAATCTTTCGGCGATCGTCACTGTCCCAATACCCTTTACATTCCAGGTAGATACCTGAAGGAAGTAAAAAATCTGGTGTGTAATTGTGACTGATTACATAGGGAACCTTAGTAGGTTCATATTCATATTTGACTCCTAATCCAACCATCAGATCAGCAACCCTTTCTTCAAGGCCTGATCGAAATGCCATTAGAAATCATCATCTGGTACAGGTGCTTCAGTTTCAGACACTACGTTCGGTTCAGATACCTTGTATCCACTTGTAGTGCCGAACAGTGCTGCTACGTCCTCATCATTCATGTCGCCTACATCAACGCCAGCATTGGATGACAATGAGACAATCTGAACACCTTTTAGTTTCAAGCTTGTGCCGTATGTCACTCCATCTCGAAGTATGTAAGGCTTTTGGAAGAAAGCTAGCTTTACCTTTGAGCCGCTGTAAACAGGAGTACGCTCATCAGTAATAATGGTTCCCTCAGTGTCAACAACAGGTGGGCGCGCTTCTGCATTCCAGCTGAACTTAATCCGATATTTACCATCTTCAATTTCCTCCCATGGTTCTGGCTTCAGGCTGCTGCGCTTAGGATTTTTGAGCTTTGATTCAGCCCACTTCAGGCCTTCAACCCGGTCTTCCTCAAGTTGATCGATGATATCTTGACCAACAATAGCGCCAAGAGAATAACCAAATTTAGATGGTTGCATTACAGCTTGATATCCATCGAGGACAACAGGCTGTTCAGTTACAAATGTGTTTCGTGACATTAACAAAAAAAATATGTGGATTCAATTACTGACTCAGGTTCAAGTGTGCCAATAATCGGTGGTGTAGATTCAGCGCCTATTTGTTGCGCCCAATCGGTTAGGTAATCATGCTCTGCAAATAGGTGCATGTATGTCTCGCGAACGATTGCTGATAAAACAGACATGTCAGTAGCACGACAAAGTACCGAGTCGTGTATGAGGGAAATCGGAGCGTTGAAGCGTGTTGCAGATAAATGAAGTAATGACGCATCAAGTGAGTGAATTAAGTTTGGTGCAGTTGCATTTTTGTGATGTGATTTATCTACCTTTTCGCTATCTGTTGTAGCTACTTTGATCTGACATCTACCAAGTAGTTGTAGTTCAATTGTTTCTAATTGCGGCTTCATTAGCCGTTGAGTAACAATAAACCCAGATGGTGTTTCCCATTTCAACTCGTCCAAACCCCTATCGATTGCAGATGAAACTTCTTTTTCAATCCATTTCATTACTTTCATGGGGCCAGGAACAATAACGTCCATGGCATCACGTACAGCCTTGACAACAGCAGTGAGATCTTCCTTTTCAACTTCGATACCAGCCAGTTTTAATTCACCAGCTTCGTATCTATTTTCAGCCAATGCTTCGCGGATATATCCTCGGTTGCTGAAAGGTTTAGCGTTGTAAGGAACAGTCATCACTGTTCTTTTTGTTGTCTTTCTGTCCATATACTGTTGTAAATGAACAGGTACATTAGGTTTAGCTTCTTCAGCGATTACCTTATATGCGTCTTGTGGTCTATCACTAGGAAGGACATTGACTAACTTTGCTGTGCTTTTATCTCTTGCTAATCCGGCAAGAATTTGAAGCCCACTGCAAGTTGCGTCTACTGCAATACAACTACGTGTGTAATTTCTTTCGCAAGTTATACACGTGTAGTAATACTCCTCGGCTGCACTAAGAAACTGCCAAGGTTCATCAGCAGACTCCCAATCAGATAAGTTACCAATAGGATCAGTTACAACACGTCGGATCAAATCATGATTGTGAAGAGTCCATTCTTGTCTCTCTTCCATGGTTGATTTGTCTAATCCGTATGTTGTAGCTACCTGAAAACGTAGCCAACTTTCTGCCTCATGTGTCATAAATGCAGGCTCATAAAAGCTCAATAAGCTTTTACCAAAGTCTGTATCTTGAGGTGTAAGAAAGGCAGGGATTGGATAAGCTCTCCCACGGTAATCCAGGCTCCACGGTAGGAAAAATTTCTCTCTGTCTTTGAACTCTGCTACTGCGTTCATGGTCATTCTTGTACGACATGACCGCTTGAACTGCTGAGCATTGACATTCATTACCTCTGCTGCCCTTCGCCTGTAGTCCATCCGAGATTCATAGTTCTCTGCAATGTCTGCCGGTTTAGGTGGTAGAGGTAACTCAACAACAGGGACAAACTTACCCAATGCAATCCCTTGACCTTGCAATGTCTCTGCGACATCAACAATGAATGGATTTAGTTTGTAAGCAACCTTCTGAATATGGTTCAGAAACTTGATTGGAGTTTCCCCCTGTATACGGCAGGGATCTGATCTGCGCACCATGTCATACCCCTTCATCACTTCGTTTAGGAGGTATCCGCCCTGACGATCGTGGCTCCAGTCGTTCGGTTCGATCAGCATTGGCCATGCCAAAGGACTGAACAGCTCAGCAACGGACATGATCTCGTCCCTTTTTTCTAGGAACTCAGGGGTTGGCACGATGTATCGATTTGTTTTCCTGCCTTCACGCCTTAACTCGTTGTCAAACCAACCGCTGGAGACACAAATGCAGTCCAGCAACCATCCACCAAGCTTGATTCGGTTGTTCCGTCCCCACGTCTTCCAATGGTCAACGTCATGGCGGTTCATCAAGGTACGGACGTTCACCACCTTCTGCTCAGTACCGCTGGCTTTGTGCCAGTAGTTCTTTTTGATGGTGTGTAGCAGCCCTGGCACGCTCCGCTCGTAGTGGCGAATCATGCACTCGTCTTCGATGGCTTTACCTATCGCATCCGTTACGTTCTGTAACTGATTTGCCTTTTGTTTGCTAGAGAACACCTTGTCAAACGTGACCTTGCACGCAATGGCCGCGGCTGCTGATGGTTCGATGTCTGCCAGGAATTGACGGATCTCAGCAAAAGCAACACCCGTCTTCCCCTTCTTGATGCGGTGGTTGGTGTCGTTGATTTGCTCTACGACAAGTGGAATCAGTTCCGCGATTGAACTCACCCCATACACCGTTGCCGATGCATAGCTCTTGTCTTGAAGCTTGACGGTGTTGTCCCTGAGCTTCTCAAGTCCGTGCTTGATTTGCTTGCGTTCGAGTGTTACTTGCTCATCGATTTCGGCAGGTGTAGGCATTCAATATTGATGTGCTAGACGCACTAGATTCGTTATTCACCTCTATCCACAAGTGAATACCACTGCGCTGCAGTGAGTGTGGACTTTTCATCCTGTATTCATCCACTGGCGGATGGTAGAAAACACGCCTTTTTAAGTCGCGTGCGTCTACCGATTCCGCCATGCCCCCAGGGCTTTCTCAGCGTAGCGAGACGTGGATAAACACAGGTTGACAGGTGAGGTAGACCTGTTTTCCTGTACCGCTAGACGCAACTAGAGTTGCGACATCATGCGGTGATCTTGGTCGTTGTTCTGGCTGTAGTAACCCTCCGTCACGGTGATAGAGGAATGACCAGCCCAGCCCTTGACCTTCATGGATGGCACACCGTCATCCAGTGCCCATGTGATGAAAGAGTTTCGCAACGTCTTCCACATGTGACGATCTGTGACAGTTCGATCCTCACGGTTCATGAGGTTCAGCACCCGTTTCCATCTGCGATGCAGGTTCCATTGGTTAGGAAACTCATCAAAGACAATGTCATGGAACCCACGATCTAAGCCTGAGCGGGCTTTGAGTAGGGGTACAAGACGTGGATGGATGGGCACCTCGCGGTAGTTCCGTCCTTTGGTACGTGTTGCAGATGTACCACCTACAAGCAAGAGGTTGCCTCGCCAGTCGATGTCATCCACATGCAAGCGTCGGCATTCAGCCTGACGTAGCCCTGAGTAGGCGCTCAGCTCGATGGCTTCTGCCATTGCATCGTCGCCACGTTCACGGGCTATTTGCACCAACCGATCAACCTGTTCCTTTGTATAGAAAGCTGGACGACGGCGCTCAGTTTCTCTTAGCTTCTCAATGACAGGAATGCCTCTGATGTAGCCACTACGGGCACACAAAGACAGAACTTTCTTGACAGTTGAGATGGCACGGTTCAGAGTTGCAGGTGTGTTGCCTGTGACCTCTTTGATTTCAGCAATGGTTTCATGCAGAAAATCATGGTCAATCATTGTGAGTGGTGGATCACCCCAATGCTCTTTTAGCTTTTGAAAGTTGCGTATGTTGTTCTGATTACCAGATGGCAATTCAGACTCACGCCACGTTGGCAATGTCTGCAACGTGTGGTGGAAACCCTCAGAGAATTTAGTGATCTTTTCGGGTTTCACGTATTCCGTCGCCGGAATGATTGTGAAGTCCATTTAATTCATTAAGTAAGTCGTTTTTAATACGAACACCTAACGGCGTCAGTCGTAGTTGTAATCTACGTCCGTGAAAAGGGTCTACCTCCTTGGTGATTAGATTGAGTCCTGCGACCTTGTACCGATTTTGTGCACTCAGGTAATCAGTGTTACGACTGCCAGATGCAACGCTGAGTCCTAGGTCTTGCTCCATCTTTGCCTTGTGGCATTTGTCATGAGAGCAGACATATAGGAATACTTGCAACGCTTGCAATGGCATGTTTCCGTCTGGTGACAAGGCGCGAACAAGTTCAATCGCCTTAAATACCAGGAGGGAATCTTCGTCTGTTACTGCACCCCTGAGTGGGTCCATGGGCTGTAGGTCTTGGACCTCCCCACTCTAACTCTATTTTCCACAAATGGATAGATAAATTAGAAAAGCATCGCTTATCGATGCCGAGGTAGAAGTCTCCGAAAGAGAGAAGTGTCAAAGGTTGAGTTCTTTCATTAATTGAACTTTTAAAGCATAAGCCTTTGTACCTACTGGATATTCACCAGCAACAAACATCTGTTGCACTTGGATATCCTCTTTTACCAGTCTGTGAAAATCCTCAGTAATTACTTTGTACACATACTCAGAAACGGTTACTCCCTTAAGCGCACATACTCCTTTGAGTAAAGCGTGACACTCGGAATCCATGTTGAAGTTGACCCGTTTCAAATGGTCTCCTCTGATAATCGTTATTACCCTAGATCAGCTACGTCATCTTTGTGCTGTTCCAGCATGAGTGTGATAAGTTCTGTCCTACGTGGGTGCATCTGTATCAACTCGTACAATGTGTCGCAGAGAAAGTTATACGTTCCCCTCGTCATCGTCTGCTGCTGCTGAGATTCCGTGTTGTGCTTCATGGGTGGTGACGACAAGTTCTAGATTTGTGTTAAGGGCTAGTTGTGCAATCTTTTTATTTGCTGCGTGTGGCTGTTTGTAAACAAATTCCTTGACTTTTTTTGTGTGCTTGTTAGTCGTGCGAATCAAACAGAACACGTCCATGGGCAGTTCCCACCCTGCGACCTTCCATTCCATTACCTCTTCAAAAAGGTGAGGCTCAAACATCTCATCAGGAATGGATTTCCACTTCTTCCAGTTGTTCTTAAAGTAGGGCTTTTTACCATTCATCACAGAGTCGTACGTCCTTTAATGTGCAGTTCCTATCGTCAGATAATTCCATGGCATTGTATGCAGCTTCCATAGAATTACGTGCAAGAATGTAGATAGTATCAAGAGAATAAAAACCTTCGTTTTCATTACTCAATGTCACCATATATTCTTGCAGCGGTGATTGTGAAAGCTTATAAGTTTCCTCCTGGCTTTCTCCTTCGTGCTGCTCTTGGTTTGGGTTTAGGTTTTTCAATGAATTCCTTTTTAACAAGTTCTTGATAAATAGGCGTCCATTTATGTTCAGGGAAATGATGCAACCAACAACTGATTGCATTCTTGACGAAGTAATCGTCATCTAATGATTTCGCCTTCATAAACAGTCAGCTGTTTTATGTTGCAATGCGTGTGAATATTGACGTGTAATGCGTGCATTACGT